CTTAATTTTTATTTTTTATACGGGAGCTTCGGCTCCCCTTTTTTATTATGGCTTCCACAACTATTGACCTCGATACCGAACTATCCGCAGTTAACTCTATACTGGGAGCTATAGGTCAAGCACCAGTAACAGCATTAGTATATGAAAACCCAGAAATATCATTCATATACAACCTACTCCGTGACGCCAACGTAGACACGCAGGCAGAGGGGTGGCATTTTAACACAGAAAAACACGTAAAATATAAACCTGATACTAATGGTAATATAATTATAGCAAATGATGTATTACAGCTAGATGTATCAAAAGGTTGGACTCATAGGACATATGATGTCGTCAGACGTAACGGTAAACTATATGATAAGATAGATCATACCTACGACTTTTCTACTTTAGATAGTATAGACCTTGACGTTGTATTATTAGTAACCTTTGAAAACCTACCTATACCATTTAGACGTTATATCACATATAGAGCGTCAACAAAAGCAGCTACACAGTTGGTGGCAAACCCTAATCTTGTCAAACTATTACAAGGACAAGAAGCTTTAGCACGTGCTTCTATCATGGAGTACGAATGTAATCAGGGTAATCACAGTATGTTTGGATTCCCAGAAGATACAATACATACAACTTATCAACCTTGGAGAAACCTTAGACGATAATGGCAAGCGTAACACAAACCATTCCTAGTTTTACTGGGGGTATATCGGAACAGCCCGATCAATTAAAATTTCCGGGACAAGTCAAAGATGTCGTAAATGCAATACCCGACATCACACGTGGCTTGTATAAAAGACCGGGAGCAAAACGAGTAGGGACAACTCCTTTAGCCAACGTACAATCAGGTGGTTCGTGGTTTCACTACCATCGTGATGACGAAGAAGGATCTTACATAGGACAAGTTGCCGCAGACGGACAGCTTAGAATGTGGAAGGCTGACGGTGACAATGCTGGAGCCCCTCAAAACATCACTTACGGTACTGGTGGGCAGACAGCTATACAAAATTATTTAGCAACAAACAACAGTGAAAACATACAATTCCTTACTATCAACGACACTACCTTTGTTAGTAGTCGTGACATTACTAACGCTAATACGCTGGTAGGTAGTACAGGTACAACTGCTGCAAATCCTAATGCTCATTTTGCATTTATTGAGATAACACGTACGGAAAACGGTAGGCAGTATGGACTTAATATTTATGATAACAGTACACCTACTTCATTTAAGAGAGCTACACGTATAAAAATAAAAAGAGATACTCTTGATGAAAGTGGTGGTACTGGACAGTGTAGAGGTATCGGTATACAGACTTTTTCTGTAGACGCTGCTACAAGTTACACTGGTAGTAATACTGTAAATGTTAGAGGTACACAAGCTCAGTCAGCTACTACCTTTGCATCTACTGCTATCAATGTCAGTAACGAACAGATTACTATAACAAATCACGGCTTTGAAGATGAAGACGAAGTAACATATACTGCTGGTGACCCTGCTGGGTCTTTAACAAGTGGTACTAAATATTATATTATTGTAATAGATGCAAATACTATTGCACTAGCTGCTACTATAGACGAAGCTAAAGAACTATTGTCAATAAATATAAGTAGTCAGGGTACAGGTAACCACACACTTACTCCTACAGAAAATGCGAGAGTTACATCTGGTAAAAAGAATCTTATATTCAAACTTGACATACGTGGTCAGCAAGGTACAATAGGTGCTGATGGTGATAGTAACAGTGACTACGCTTGTGCATATGCTAGAAGTGTAATTTTATTACATGGCGGAGAAGGTTGGGAAACTGGTGATACTGTTCGAGTCACTATGGATCAGGCTAAGGGTCGTACTGTAACAGGTACTGTCTCGTCTGGTACTTCTAGTAACTCAGGTTTAGGAGAGTCACCAGCTACGTATGTTATAGAAGTAACAGAACATGAAGAGATATCAGTAAAATCCACAGTCTTTGGTGGTACAGCTGGTAACGGTAGAGTTAGACCAGAACCTACTCCATTTGATTCTGATACAGCAGTCAGTGGAGACCAAGTATTAGGTGGTATATTAGCAGAATTACCTACAGGTATCACTGGTACTATTATAGGTAACGGTATATACATGTCAGCTAATAACCCGTTTAACGTCGAAATAGTTGAAGACGACTTAATGCGAAGTATGGGTACGTCAGTAAATGATGTTACTTTACTACCTAAGCAATGTAAACATGGCTATATAGTTAAAATAGCTAACGCTAGAATATCAGAAGAAGACGATTACTACTTACGGTTTGAAGGTCTAAATGATGAGGACGGTACAGGCTCATGGACAGAATGTGCAAAGCCGGGAATAGCTAAGTCACTTACTAACATGCCGTTAGTTATACAGAGAACAGCTCTTAATAATCCCGGTACATCCAGCGAAGTAGCTGAGTTTACTATCAAGCAGTTCGTGTATGCAGACAGGGAAGTAGGTGATGATTCTACTAATAGATTTCCTACATTTTTAAATAAACGTATTAACAAAGTATTATTCTTTCGTAACAGATTAGCATTTTTATCTGAAGAAAATGTCATATTGTCTAGACCGGGAACTGTGGGTAAACCTGACTTTTTTGCAGAGACAGCATTAACAGTAAGTGCCAATGATCCTATTGATATAGCTTGTTCATCTACATTTCCATCAGAATTATTTGATGGTATAGATATAAACTCAGGACTTGTTGTATTTAGTACAAACCAACAGTTCTTACTGTCATCAGATGATACAGTACTCAACCCTGATACTGCTAAGTTACGTAGTATATCTACATTTAACTATAATAAAGATATACCTCCTATTTCGTTAGGAACCACAGTAGCATATATTGACGACTCTGGAAAGTTTAGTCGATTTAATGAAATGGCTAATATAGCTAGAGAGGGTGAACCAAATGTAGTAAATCAGAGCCAAGTAGTTCCTACATTATTACCTAAAAACATAGACCTTTTGACGAACTCACGTGAAAATAATCTAGTTATTATGGGTCAAACTAACTCTGATACAGTACAGGGTTTTAGATACTTAAATGTAGGTGATAAACGTCAGCAGTCAGCATGGTTTAAATGGAAGTTTAACAACCCATTATTATATCATTTTATTATAAACGACGAGTACTATTTTCTAGATACTGATAACTTTTTACAAAGTATAAGACTTGTGCAACAAGAAGCTGATCCAAGTATTACTCAAGATAATGTTGAATTTTTATTACATGTTGACAACTATACTACTGTAAGTAACGGATCTTATGATGCTGCTACAAAACTAACAACCTTTACGAATCAATCCGATTGGATAGATCAGGTTACAACACCTAATTATGACTTAGCAGTAATAGATACAAATACTGCATCTGCACGTGTAGGTAGATATGGTAAACCTACGGTTATAAATAACGATGACTTTACACTACCGGGAGACTGGTCTGGTGTAACACTAACTATAGGATACTTATACGAGTACAGCGTAGCGTTTCCTACATTCTATCTTGCAAGGCAGCAAGGTGAAGCTAACAGAGCTGATGTTAACTCATCACTTGTGCTACACAGAATCAAACTACACTTTGGTAAGATAGGTCTATATGAAACAACTCTTACACGTGTCGGTAAAACTGACTATACAGAAGTATATGAATCTACAGAATTAGACGAGTATCAAGTGTCAGATGCACCATACTTAGAAGAGTTTATAAAAACTGTACCAATATATGAGAAGAATACTAACGTAGATATTACTCTTAAATCAAGTCACCCCGCACCATCTACACTACGAGCGTTGTCATGGGAGGGAGACTACTCACCCAAATATTACAAACGTGTCTAAATTAGATCAATACGTACACCCAATTACAGAGGAGGCTGCCGCAGAGGTGGCCTCTAACCTACGCCCAGATGACCTCAGAGAGGTCGTAGAAGGTCATGGACTAGATCCTATGACCGAGCTATTACGAGTGGCTAGGATTGGCTCTGCTGTGTATTTCACAGTACCAGACGGCAAGACTGCCGGACTAGCAGGAG